ACTAATTTCATTCCCTTAGTAATGTATCCAGAATACAATCCTTGTGCTTCTTCTGATAATGATGCTGTATCAACATTCAAAACTTTAGAAGTTTGACTGTATGTTGCTGGTATAGACTCTGAGGTTACATATGGGTTTACATTATACGTGGAGGATGGACTATTAAATGTTCCAAACTTATGGTTTGGTGTGGAAACTCTAAATGAAATTGTAGCAGATTGTCCAGAAACAGATCCTACAACAGTTTCTCCAATTTGAAATGCACCACTGGAAGTTCCATAATTTGCTAAAGATGTGCTGTTAGCAATTTCAATTAATTTTGGAATGAAATCAACACCACTATTGCCATCAATAAATTGATAGAATCTTGTGGATGGTTTGAGATTACTGACCTTAAACTCAGTATTCCTAGATCTCATGAAGACTTCATCACTTGCCCTTTGAAGTTCATTTCTGGTATTTACATCATCAAAACTTATAGTATCAACATTAACACTTGTGTTAGTGGTATCACTACTAGCACTTAAACGATTGGAATTTAATACTCTTTCTGATACTGATCTGCGTAGAAGTCTACCACGACCTCTTCTTTCTGTTCTAGTTCCAATGTTAACATTTGCAGTTCCCAGATTTAAATCTATTGTGCTCCTCAGATTTTGAGTAATAGTTCTAGATCTATTTTGAGTGATGTTAATGCTTCTGTCTGGAAGTTGAATGGTCCTAACCCAACTATCTGTAGATGGATTCAATTCAATATCACCAGTGTATACAACAACATTAAATGGGTTTACATTTTCTACAGTAGTTGCTATTGGTTGCTCAATCCAATCTATTTCATCATATTTTAAGGTTACAGAATTACCAGTTTTTTGAATATTGGGATCTAATAATTCAAAGTTATCAGTCAGATCTATGTTTTGAGGAGTTATAAGAGCAGTTGGAGCAATCTGAGATTTGACAGAATTTCTACTAATAACAGGTGCTAATTCTTCTGCTGTTGGATTAACTTCAATTGAAGACAACTCTCTGTCAATTAAAGAATAATCTTTAAAATCGTCAACAAAGAATCCACTCTTAAATCTATTTCTTCCATCTGCATCTTGGATCTGAAGAGTTTGTGTATTCAGTTCCAGAAGAGACAGAGAAGTTACTTTTTCTAAATTCTCAACTCTATCTTCAATATATCCAATATCCCTCATGGTGAATCTTCTGTTATCCACCAAACTAATTGAAGCATCTTGTGGATTATAAAGATATGGGGGAAGATTGATCGTAGCAATTTCCATCAAAGCATCATTCTTTGTTGGTGCTTTTGGATATTTTGCAGATACTCCTTTTTCTACAATAAAAGTTCCATACTTATCAATATATAACTTGTCAATTCTTGGAAGGTAGAATTCGTATCCTATGATAGAACCCTCTCCAGGAGCCATTAGAAGTTTTGGAACAGAATCAAAACTTCTAGAACCAAAATCAAACGGAGATACTCCTGAGGTATCTGGATCAAATACAGAAACTCTTGGACGGAAATCAAGTGTATCTGATGCTCTTACTTTAAACGGACCAATATTTGGAATATCATTTGCAAATCTTTCCTCATCATAACTTAATACAGTAAAGGCATCACCATTATCATTAGAAGGAACTGAGTAATAATCAAAAATTACTAGTAATCTTCTAGTGGGTTCTGGAACATTTTTATTTCTAACAATCTTAGAATAATCATAATATTGATCTTTTTGTCCCTTATTCAACTTAAACAAGTCAGTTACATCTTTGTAACTTCCCAAAGTAATTGTTTCAACTTCAGTGGTTATATTTGATTCTTCAAAAGTTACGGTTTCTCCAACACTAAAAACGCTTTCTGTTAAGTATGCAACTTCTAATTTATTTGATGATGGTGAAACAACAACTCTAGCAACAGCATTACTTGTGCTACCTATGATGTTTTCGCCAATAATTGCATTCGTATGAACACTAGCAGTAGATGTAAATTGAAGTGTATCTAAAGTTGGATTTCCAGTTCCTAAAGATTCATAAATTGCTATAACTTTAGCAACATCTGGATGGTTTAGTGATATCTCTTCATCTTGAACTCTAAGTCCATATTGCGTATTAAAAGAGAGACCATCATTACTTGTGGTATTAACACCTACACCAGATTGTGCATATTTAGATCTGGTTACGTTCAGTTTCTGACTTCTTGTATATTCTTTTATCTTGCTCTGAACACCAAATTTGGTCAAAGTTGCATTTACAACAACATTTGACTGGCTTGGTCTTAGACCTCTAATTGTTACAGTATTATTAGTGAGATCAAAAGTATCGTCGGTAATTGTTCCTGCTATTCCAGTAGAATAATGAACTCCATATCTCTCCTGGTCAAAAGTCGCAAATGATGCGCTAGTAATTCCAGAAACACTTGAAAGGTCAAATGTTAAAACTCCAGCAGCACTAGTTGATTCTGATGTAATTTGTTCAACAACAGTGAATGTTGAGTTCAATAAATTTACGGATGAAATGTCATTATCTGGCAATTCGGTATACAAATATCCATTATCTGTATCAATAATTGGACCACGAGGGAATGGTGTAACTAAGGTATCAGTTGTTCCTGTTAATACAGCACCATCATACACGTCAGTGACAGCAGCACCAGCATTAATTGGACTCAATTCTATTGATAGTCCATCTGCAGCAACTGCTGAAACTCTATTAAATGTCTCAGTGCTGAATCCTGGTCTTTGATAAGAAATTATAGTATCAGTTCTTATGCCAGAAAATACTTTTCCTGCTGCGGTTACTGTTGCAACACCACTAAGAATTGCAGGTATTGTTATTTGAGATATGCCATTAGGCATTCTGAATCTTTCAAGAACTGAGTCTGCTGTAAACTCTGGAAAACCACCACCTGCTGCTTGTCTTACTGACTTAATATTTTGTGTTCCATATTCAACGAAATCTGCAATGGTTCTTGAAAAATCAACTCCATTGACAGTTATTTGCTCACCTTTGGCAAAAGAACCAGACGTTTGTCTTAAGTTAACGAATGTTGACCCACCACCAGCATCGACAAGGTATCCACTAGCACCACTACTCTTTCCTTTAATGTAAGATCCATCAGGCATGTCAGTAGCATCTACGCTCTGATTTAAAGTTATTTTAGTGTATGTTTGGATATCATACAGTCTCAAATCATATTTTGTTGCTGCTCCAGAATATGCAGCATCAGTAAGATTAAATGTATATACTCGGGCATCACCTATTACTGCTTCGGTATCACCTTTTTTTCTGTTTAGTAATTGAATTGTCGCTTTATTTTGTGGAACACCAGTAACATTATCTACTCTGAGTAAATTACCCATTTCAAATGGGATAGTTACATTTGATACTGTCTCGGTATCTCTTGGTTTATCGACATCAATTATTGTTGTTCCAGTTTTTTCAATATCATATCCCCTAACATATGCCTTTCCTGGAGAAATTTTTAGGCACATTAAATCATCAGATGGTATACTTCTCTCTTCAGTTCTTTCGTTTGAGAAAAATAGACCATTATTTCCAAGTCTGTTGTTTAATGAATTATGAACTGATGGATTGAAAGGAACAACAGCATAATCACCCGATTCATCATATGTTCTTTCTGCCATATAATCACGAATTTGATTATATTGAGTTTTGTTAGAAATTTTTTGAATTTTGCCGTTTTTTAATCTTAAAAGTTCTACAAAATCTGTATCATTAGTATCACTTATTAATTTTTTAGTTAAAGTTAAATTAATTTTAAATCTATCAGCACCTGGTGCAGCAAAGTTTGTAAATCCTTTTGCGTTATCAAATAAAGAATCATCATCTTTTGATCCTATGATCAATTCGTCAATTTTCAGTCCAACTCTGTACGATGGTGTGTTCGTGTAGTTATCAAGTAATATTGTTTGTTGAGAAACATTTACAAAATATCCTCTAATAAAATATATTCCTTTACCAATCGAAGCTGCTGAACCGATTGCTGTTGCATCAGAAGAAATCAGAGATGCAAATTCTGTTCCTGCAGAAATGGTAGTATTTCCATAAGTTACATTTTCAGTGGCAGTTAATGATTCACCATCCAAAAACTGAGTAAATTCAAAATCGCTATCCGAATCAAGATATTTTACATATAAAGTTAAATTTTCAAAATTATTTTCATCTGCATACTCTACACGTTGAATTCTTGCGGTAGTTCCTGATACTGATCCAACTATTTTTTTACCTATGAAGTTTTCAATATATAAAGCAACATCAACTCCAGAACTAGTAGCGTTAAGTTTTACAGCATAAAACTGCCCATCATAAGATATATTTCCTGGAACAACTACAGATCCTTCCTTAAATATATGACTACCAAAAGATTCTATCTGACCTTGCAGAAGAGACTGTAAGGTAGTTAATTCTCTCGCTTGAACTGGAAATCCTGGTTTAAATAATACTTTATAAAAATTCTTTTCAGAATCATAGTCATCATAATATGGATTGATATTTAAGTTTGTTTTTTGTGACATTTTTCTTTAGAATTCCAGAATAATTTTAACGTCTTCTTTTTGGCGAGAATCTCTTTGGATAAGAGGTCTATTGTCAATGTAAATAATTTCCCCTGTCTTCTTATTTATCTCTGGATCTGCAAGTCCATCTGTAAAAGTAACCCCTAAATCTATCTCCTTAGAATTTACGGTTGTCTTAATTCCAGAAAATCCAGTGTCAATTGATCCTGTAAAAGGAGAGATGGTATTTGCAGAAGATTCAAATGACAATACCTTACTTCCACTGCTAACATTGTCCACATCAGTATGATCTTTTTCATTTCCAAAATACAAGGATCTATCTTGGAAATATTTCAATACTTTGGTTTCACTATCATAAGATGCGACATATCCCTTTGCAGCACCTCCACTTACAGATTGCGAAATTCCTGCTCCCACAGTTGGAGTAGATGAGACGGAAGTTAATTTTAATGAGAATAAAGATGAATATTGATTAGCAGTAAATATGCTTGTGGAGGAAAATTGTTGTGGGTTTTTTACTATTCCAACTTGAGTAAATTTAGTATCAATTGGAAAATCTCTATTTGAATCATCAAATCTGGCATATACTAATACTTTATCTGTTCCTAGTTCTGTATAAATGTCATATCCATGTCCTCTTGATGGAGGAATAATTGGTATTAATTTTGCGGGATCTGCTAAAGTTCCAGACGGTTGAAGAGATCCTAAATCAACTATTCCATAAGTGTATCCACTTCCACCAGCAGTGACAACGGCAGAAGTTATAGTTCCCGATGCATCTACTTCAATTGACACTTTAGCACCACTTCCATCACCATTAATTGGTACAATACCGGAAGTGTAATTTGATCCACCATTAGCAATGTATACTTTTTTAATTTGATTCAAGTTTACGTCAGAGTCTCCTGCTTCTCTAACACTTTGAATTTGACTATCTGTTGTGGTTGCCCAATCATTAGGGACAACAACATAATCAGTGGAATCAAATTTTATAATGTCACTAGGAGCAACTGAAAACAAATATTTCCAAACATACCCATCACCACTAGTTCCGGCTGCGGTTGGTTCTAAATCTGTAAAAGTTGGTTCATCCTTAGATACATTTCCTTTTAAATTATCTCCGGATGATCCATTGTCAATACAAACATAAACTCTAAAATCACTATTAATTACATAATAATTTGTGTCATATAATCTCGCTAGGTTCGAGTTTGGAGCAGGATTAGAAATACTATAATCATGCCTATACATGTCATATCGAGTATTAGCAGACCAACTAACTTTTCTTATAAGTCTTCTAACATTTGATGTGGTAACTTTCTTACCAAATAATGAAGTATCTCTAAAATGTGAGGTAAATTGTAAATTATCTGTTGGCGTTGGAGTATTGCTATTCCACTCAGAATCCGAAGTGGTTCTACCAAAACCAGAAACTGGATTAGAAGGATTTGGTAATCCCAGGAACACATAGTAAGAATTACTCGTATTTGCTACAGAGTCTACAAAATTACTTGCATTTGATATTCTAAATTGATCTGTTACTACCGCAGCCATATTAATAGTTTTTTAGATATTTATAAGGGAATAGTCATTATATAGATTTTGGAAGTGCTCCTCCATCTCTTAATCCAGTGCCTCTTCTCTGAATTGTTGGGAAAGTTGTGAGTCCAACATCAACTGTATTTCCAGTAACTGCTATAGAAACTGGAGAGGTTGCTCTAGAAATTCCAGCAAGTCTTCCCCATGAGAATCTACCCACAGGATTGTCTGAGTTGGATGTTGTTGCTATACCAACAACTGAAGTTCCAGAATCTACATAACAAACGATAGAACCAGCAGCACCAACAGAAGACAGTTCCTGGATAAAGTATATATTATCAACGAAGGTTGTCCCCACACCAACAACTGACAATGAATTAATTCCAACAGATGTCACGCCTGTTCCAACCTGCGTATCAAAAATATAAATTGGATATCCTACAGAAAGATCCGTGTAATTTGCCGCATCAGACCTATGCAGGTTAAATTGAATTGCTAGTGTTCCAATTCCCTGAGCATTTACGGTCGTGATTCCAGTAACAATTCCGGAGAAACCTTGAATTACATCAATACTGGACACCTCTTCATACGTTGGTCCTGGTAAAGATACAAGAACTTGTGGGGCAATAGTATATCCAAGTCCTGGATTATTAACCAGAACTGATGTGACAGTTCCGTTAGAAATTGTGGCAGTAGCAGTTGCTGTTGTTCCAACGCCGACTCCAATTTCAGGTGGTGCGATGACAGAAATAGTTGGTGTCGAAGTATATCCACTACCACCAGAAACAATTGTATATTCCGTTATAGTTCCGGCAGTAGAAACAGTTGCTGTAAGTGCAGCTGCGACTGGATCTGTAGAACCAGCAACAATAAGACCACTAAAGTCCGTGGCAGAATCATAGTCAAATAAGTCTGCATCTTCAACAAATATTTCAGTATCACTGCTTTCAATGGTATTAATAATTTTTGCAGTTGGGAAAACTTGTGCCTCTATAGAATCTCTAGACTTATAAACAATTTCACCATTGATAACTTTATCAACCTTTTGCTTTGTCCAGGCAAGTGGTTTAAAGTTTGTTTGATCTATTCCATTTCCGGAATATAAATTTGTTTCAAATTTATCGGAGAATGATAAGTCAAACACTGTTCTCTTATCTTGTGTTACTGTTCCTCTGATGGCATTATTTTTGTAAACTTGAACTAAATCACCGCGTTTGATAGTTTGATTAATATTTGTAATTAATCGATCATCATCATTTCTAGTTCCTCTATAGAAGAAGATATCAATATTATCTTCTATCTTGGGTGCTTGCGAGAAACTAAATGAAGTTCCACCATCAAAGAAATATGCAACCCCAGGATCTTGAATAATGCCGTTAATAACAACTAAAAGTGCATTAGCAAGATTGACTCTAGTTCCTGCTTCTGCTTCAAAACTTATAAGTTCATCATTGTAGAAAAGTGGGAATCTTGTTCTTTCGCCATCTTGGAAATTCTTAATCGAATCGATGAAATCAAATTCACCAAACTGCCATGCTCCAATAGAGTCATTGTATACGTCATCGACCGTCAATAAAATCTCAGAAGTCGCAGAAGAAAGAGTGCTATGAGTGACTAAACCAACGGGTCTGATAACATCTCCGCGTCTGAATGCATATCCAGGTCTTGCAATCTTAAAGTTTGTAACTTCAAATGTGTCTGATCCTATTCCGGTAGTTGTAGCAGCACCTACCTCAACATCAACTAACAATCCAACACCTGTTGTTGTAGTTTGACCAAATCCTAGTCTAGAAACACCTTCTATTGTGAGTCCTTCATAAGTTGGTTCAGAAACAATTATTTGTGGAGCAGAATATCCAGATCCACCACCAACAATGGTGAATGACAGTGTTCCACCAGCACCTACATTTGCAGTTGCCGTTATTGTAGCAGCAGCACCTGTATGGCCTGATTCATAAACACTAACTCCAATGGATACCAGTCCATTGTATCCAGATCCAAGAGACCCTCCAGTCAATGCTGTAGTTAGTCCTGTGATAGTTCCTCCAGCACTAACTGTAGCAGTCACTGCAGCACCCACTAAAGGTGCATATCCCAATCCACCAGAAGAACCCAACGAGACAATAACCCCACCTCTTGGGAGTTGATTTGCATTATAGTCGGTGTTTGTAACATATTTTGATCCATCAGCAGAAGTAATGCCACTGAAAATTACGCTAGTTATTCCTGTAGTGCTATAGTCATCAAGTGAGAAGTTATTATCTGGATTATTAATCGTTGATGGTGTCTGGAAAATTCCATTAATAAACAGAATACCATTTCCACCCGTGCTTCCTATACCGGTGGTGTTTGCTCCACCAACAGTCAGTGTAAATGTTGCTCCAATTCCAGTGAATTGATCAGAAATGTCATCATATATTTGATTGGTATCATAATTATTTCTCAAATAAACTCTACCAGTAAAGTCTGCTTTTTCTGGTTCCAAGTTACTTAAATCTCTCTTTATTTGAGTATTTCCTCTTGGTGGATCAACAAAGTGAATATTTCTACCTGAAATATTATAAGAACCTTTATAAACTCGAACCTCATCACCAGCAGAGTGAGATGTTGCTGCAGAACCAACTACTCCTCTCTTGACCTGAACTAAAGTTGATTGACCAATTCCTGTTATTGGTCCAACTGCAGTGGTTCCAAAACCAATACTCTCAACTTTCATATATTCATCATTAATTTTTAAGAGATCTGTTGGAAGTATTGTAGAAATTCCACTCAGAGCAAAAATTGTAGATGCAGTTCCAATCTGACCTCCTGGATTTCCAGACAAAGTATGTGC